TGATTTCGGTGGTAATGATCATACTATAGCAATGGGAGTGTATGATCTTGGCGAACCAAACTCAGTATATCAAGTGCAAGATTGGAGAGAAACTTGGGAACTACTAAAGTCGGTATAACTGCATCAACTTTTGATTTTCTACATGCTGGTCATATCGCTATGTTGCGTGAAGCAAAAACACAATGCGATTATTTAATATGTGCATTGCAAGTTGATCCATCTGTAGATAGACCAGAGAAGAATACACCAGTGCAAACTTTGGTTGAACGACACACTCAACTTGCAGCCGTAAAATATGTTGATGAAATTATTCCATATCAAACAGAGCAAGACTTAGAAGATATATTATCCATGTTTCCTATAAACATAAGAATTATAGGTGAGGAATATAAAAACGGTAAGTTTACTGGTCGCGCTATTTGTTCAAAGCGTGGCATAGAGATATACTATAACAAAAGAGACCACAGATTTTCATCTAGTGATTTAAGAAAGCGAGTATTTGATGGGGAAAAGAAGCGAGTTTGAAAGAGTTGAACGAGATTATTATCCAACACCAATAGAAGCAGTTTTACCATTAGTGCCACATTTACCCAAAAAAGCCCTATTTGCAGAGCCTTGTGCTGGAGATGGTAGATTGATTAGACACATAGAACAGTTGACAAACTTAAAGGGGTATTGGATGACTGATATAGAACCATTGTGCGATTCTGTTGGTATTGGTGATGCAATTACTGATGCAATACAAGGATGTGATATATGCATTACTAATCCCCCTTGGAATAGAAAGATACTTCACCCAATCATTGAAAATTTAGCAAATCAACTCCCAACTTGGTTATTGTTTGATGCTGATTGGATGCACACAAAGCAGAGTGAACCCTATATGAAAATGTGTTCTAAGATTGTAAGTATAGGTAGAGTAAAATGGATAGAGGGTAGTAAAAGTGTTGGTAAAGATAATTGTTGTTGGTATCGTTTTGATGCAAAAAAAATAACAGGAATGTCAACGCAATTTTATGGTAGACAATCATTATAGAATATGCTATAATGGTGGAATTAATATAGGAGAATTATATGTCAATAATGGACAAACTCAAAAAGAATTCAAAACTAAAGACCACAGAAGTTCTTTCAGAGTCTAAATTTTTTAATAATAAAGAACAGGTTTCAACACCAGTTCCAATGATCAATGTCGCTTTATCTGGATCAGTAGATGGTGGTCTTACTCCTGGCTTGACCGTATTGGCTGGGCCATCTAAGCACTTTAAAACTTCATTTACGTTGTTGATTGCAGCGGCCTACTTGAAGAAGTATGACGATGCTGTAATGTTATTTTATGACTCAGAATTTGGATCACCTGCATCATACTTTGAACAGTTTGATATTGATACCGCGAGGGTTCTACACACACCAATTACAAACGTAGAAGAATTGAAATTTGATCTTATCGCTCAACTTGAGGGAATGGATAAGTCTGACCGTGTTATCGTGGTTATTGATTCAATTGGTAATCTTGCATCTAAGAAAGAAATGGAAGATGCAATCAACGAAAAATCAGTGGCTGATATGTCAAGAGCAAAAGCCCTCAAAGGTTTATTCAGAATGTGTACGCCATATTTGGCAATGAAGAATATTCCCATGATTGCAGTCAATCACACATACAAAGAGATTGGATTGTTTCCTAAAGATATTGTGTCTGGTGGAACTGGCATTTATTATAGTGCAAATAACATTTGGATTCTTGGTCGCAGACAGAATAAAAAGGGAACCGAAATTCAAGGATATGATTTTGTTATCAATGTTGAAAAATCTAGGTTCGTTAAGGAAAAGTCCAAAATCCCCATCACGGTTTCTTGGGAAGGTGGCGTTGCACCTTGGTCTGGATTACTAGAAGTTGCTCTTGCTGGTGGATATGTTGTTAAGCCAAGTAACGGGTGGTATAGTTCAGTTGATATGAATACTGGTGAGGTGTCTGAAAAGAAAGTTCGTGAGGCTGGTACTCTTGAAGAAAGTTTTTGGAAGCCTATATTTGATAATACAGACTTTGCTGAATTTATTAAAAAGCAGTATACTATTGGGTATCAGACAGAAATTGATATGGATGAAGTTATAATGAATGAGGGTGAATAATGCCAGAATTTAAAGAAGGTGTAGACTATGAACATATTCCACATCCTAGAGATGATAAAGCATGGTCCATTAGAGTTTTAGAGGGTGTGTATTCTGAAACAGTAATTTCTTTTGGAACAATCACAATTGATGGTGAGGATAATGAGGATAGTCAAATGACATTTGACTTCACGCTAGAAAGTTCGCCAATAGACGATCTTGATGAAGGTAGTTTAGAGTTCCAAGACTTTGCTGGTAATCTATTGACTTCTATCATAGAAACTGCTATAATTAATAAAACAGGTGAAATGAAGGAACTTTAATTGTCTAATATTGAACAAATAATTCTAAAAAACTTAATCTCTGATGAAAAGTATATGCGTAAGGTTTTACCTTTCATCAAACCAGAGTATTTTGAGGGTGTGTATCGGCAAATGTTTACCAATGTTGGCGTATATGCTGGTAAATATAATAGATTGCCCACTCAAGAAGCATTTAGAATTGAGATTGATGAATCAGATCGTTATACTGATGAGCAATATAGACATGCTATGGAGATTATTCCACAAATCTTTGATGGAACACCCTCAGATGAAGAACATCTTTTAGAGGTTACTGAGAAGTGGTGTCAAGACCGCGCATTATTCAATGCAGTGATGGAATCAATTAGTATCATTGATGGAAAGCATGAAACACTTTCTAAAAATGCTTTACCTGATATTCTAAGCACTGCATTGGGTGTGTCATTTGATACAAATGTTGGTCACGATTATCTTGGAAATTTTGAAGAACGCTATGAATTTTATCATCGTACTGAAGAACGATTAGCGTTTGATTTAGAATATTTTAATATGATAACTAAGGGTGGTTTACCTAAGAAAACATTAAATATTATCTTGGCTGGTACTGGTGTAGGTAAATCTCTTTTCATGTGTCACCAATCAGCAGCAGCACTTTCAGACGGTAAAAATGTTTTATATATCACGATGGAAATGGCAGAGGAAAGAATTGCTGAGAGAATTGACGCAAATCTTTTAAACATTCCTATTGATCAAATTAATACTTTGAGCAAAGAAAACTTTTCTGAGAGAGTTGCTAATATTTCAAAGAGAACTAATGGTAAATTCATTATTAAAGAATACCCTACTGGTCAAGCAAATGTCGCTCATTTTAGAAGTTTGCTAAGTGAACTCAAATTAAAAAAATCATTTGAACCAGATATTATTTTTATAGATTATCTAAATATTTGTGCTAGTAGCAGAATGAAGGCTATGGGGGGATCAATAAATTCGTACACCTATATCAAAGCAATCGCAGAAGAAATGCGAGGACTCGCAGTTGAATTTAACGTACCGATTGTCTCAGCAACACAAACCACAAGATCAGGTTTTTCAAATTCCGATATTGGGTTGGAAGATACTTCTGAATCATTCGGCCTTCCAGCAACAGCAGACCTCATGTTTGCACTCATATCCAACGAAGAACTTGAAGGAATGGGTCAAATTGCAGTTAAACAATTAAAGAATAGATACAATGATCCGACATACAAAAAGAGGTTTGTCATAGGTGTTGATCGTTCTAAAATGAGGTTGTTTGATGTAAGTGAAGATCAACAGACTTTAATTGATGATACTCCAGTATTTGATAAAACACCTCAAGGCGAAGATTTAGAAAAATTTAAGGATTTTAAGTTATGAATAGAGCGCATTGGTTAGCAGATCAAATNAGATCAAATAATTATAAGATTGGTGTAGAATTGGGAGTGTTGAGAGGTCCAACATTTAAGTTCATTACAGTAAATTGTTCTAATACAACACATATTGGNGTTGATGTATTTTTAAACGATAAGATTTGGAAAGCAAAAGATATATCAACTACAGAGGAATTGTGTGAGCAACCACCTGTTGAATGGTATGGTGAACTTATTAAATTTTGTGAAGGTTTTGACGGTAGGGCAAAATTAATTAGAGACTTCACACATCTTGCACACAATCAGTTTGAAGATGGTTCTCTTGATTACGTTTTTATTGATGCTTCACATGATGGGGATTCCGTAAAAAGAGATATTGAATTATGGACTCCAAAAATTAGAAAAGGTGGATTGGTGTCTGGACATGATATTAACCTTATTCAAGTGGCAATGGCTGTTGTACAATCAACACCAAAACACAAAGTAGGTCCAGATAATGTATGGTGGTATATAAAATAATGAAATTAAAAAGTCAAATGAATATAAATATAGTTAACTCAGAAAAATGGAGTAATCTTACAAATGGATGATTTTTTAGATCAAGAGAGTGTAGATAAGATTTCTCAATTGTGGGATAAATTTCATAAAGTAGTTGCTGATTTAAATGAAGAAGAATACAGCCATCTTGAAATTGCAGGACTAATGCAAGCCTATGCTTTAAAACTTTATAGAATGAAGTTAACTGACGATGAGTATCGTGGGATGTTAAACTATATATTTTTACAACATAATCGTATTATGGAAGATAACGAGTCAAAAACACTACATTAAGGAACTACATTATGAAAGCAGTTTTAAAAGCGTACACACAACCACATGAATCACCAGCCTTGGGCGATTTGCAAGAGTTTGTTGCATATTGCGCTAGGGTATCAAATCCTTCAAATCAAATCAATAGTGCCACTAGCCAAAAACTTCTACAATATCTGATCAAGCATAAACATTGGTCACCGCTAGAAATGGTATCTGCTACAATGGAAATTGAAGCAACAAGAGATATTGCCCGACAACTCTTGCGGCATAGGTCATTCTCATTTCAAGAGTTTTCTCAGAGATATGCTAATGTTGATGAATTTGGTGACAATATGTTTGAACTTTGTGAAGCAAGACTTCAAGACACTAAAAATAGGCAGAATAGTATAGAAACAGATGATGCTGATTTACAATCTGCATGGAATATAATGCAACAAGAGGTGATTGATAAGGCTGAAGAAGCATATCTTTGGGCGATTGGGAATGGTATTGCAAAGGAACAAGCGAGAAAAGTTTTACCAGAAGGTCTTACAATGTCGCGTCTGTATGTCAATGGAACGCTAAGATCGTGGATTCATTACATTGAATTGAGAAGTGCAAATGGGACTCAAAAAGAACATAGAGAATTAGCCATACAATGTGGAAAAGCAATTTCCTTAATATTTCCACTCGCAAACGACTTTTTTTAATGAAATAAATTTATACCCAACATAAAAAGGAGAATAAAATGGGAAAGAAACTTTCAACTTATTGGTCCGATAATAGTAATGATTATTGCGAAATACACTTTGATTATAAAGAAGAACATGCGTATATAAAATATTTTACAGAAGATGGAACAAAATACTTTGAAGAAACCTTTCCCAATAATTCCCTCAGATATGTAGAAGATGCGGCAGAAAATTGGTCATTGGGTTATAAAGATTTATCTCCAGAGCATCACACACAATATACTTTAAAATTTGGTTGACAAATGATTTGTAGTATGTCATAATACAGACATAAACGAATCAGAACAGGACAACAAATGAAGCGTATAACAACTATCGGAATATTAGCAGTTAATTGTGCTATTGCCGCTGGTATTGGCTATGCTGTTTTTGAAGCAAAAAAGCAAGTATCTGATACCACTGAGGCAGTAGAACAACTAGCAGAAGAAAGAGCAAATGAAATTGCAGAAGAACATGCAATTGAACTTGCTCGGCAAGCAGAACAAGTGAAACAAGTACAATGTTTGGCAACAAA